CCCCCCCATACACAGACACAAGTACCTGACTATCATATATACATAGTGATCTGCTCAGGATATTAGTAGTTTTCATGTACCCCCCCCTATGTATTGCAAAATGATAGCAACTAAAGTAAGATATATATATGTTTTTTCATAGAAAAGCGTTTGGGTCCCATACCCCCCCCTATAATATATTTTCATTATTTTTTAATGTTTTAGTTGATTTTTTTGTGAAGTCATGCAAAATGATAAAATCCATCCTGAGGTAGATATACCCTTTATCTACTTAATACCCAGTATATACTTAGTAAGTGTTTACCTATATGTACTTAGTAAGTTTTTATTTTAAGAAGGTGTATACCTACTTAGTATATATATCATAGTATGCAGGAATGAATAGAAGTCTATTAAATCAAATTAAGGTCTTACCCAATAATCAAAAGCGTGAGTTTTATGGGCTGTTGAAAGAATTGCAATCGTCTAATACTAGAAATGATTGTGTAAATAGCTTTATGCGTTTCGTTACCGAGATGTGGTCTGCCTTTATACACGGAAAACATCACGAAATTATGGCGGAGGCGTTTGAGGAAGTCATTCATGGCGATCTCAAGCGATTAATTATCAACATGCCACCCAGACACACCAAGAGTGAGTTTGCATCCTATTTGTTACCAGCCTGGTTTCTTGGTCGGTATCCAGATAAGAAGATTATTCAGACTGCACACACGGCTGAATTGGCGGTTGGATTCGGTAGGAAGGTCAGGAACTTGGTAGCCAGCAAGGAATATCAGGAAATTTTCCCCGATGTTAGATTGCAAGCAGACTCCAAAGCAGCAGGAAGATGGAACACCAATAAAGGCGGAGAGTATTTTGCGATAGGAGTAGGCGGTGCAGTAACTGGTAAAGGTGCTGACCTGTTAGTGATTGATGATCCGCATTCGGAACAAGAGGGAGTCAGTGCGGATATAAATATATTCAATCGCACTTACGAGTGGTATACCTCAGGACCCAGACAGCGTTTGCAACCTAATGGTGCAATCGTAGTAGTAATGACAAGATGGCATCAAAGAGACCTTACTGGTCAAGTAGTGGATGCCAGCATTAAACGAGGGGGTGCCGATCAATGGGAAGTCATTGAGTTGCCTGCACTTTTACCCTCAGGTAATCCATTGTGGGCTGAATTTTGGAGTTTAAAAGAATTAAATGCGTTAAAAGCAGAGCTACCCAATAGCAAATGGATGGCTCAGTACCAACAAGACCCTACTTCCGAAGAGGGTGCGTTGGTCAAAAGAGATTGGTGGAAGGTATGGGAAGGAAGAGAACCGCCCAAATGCGATTTCTTAATACAATCTTGGGATACTGCTTTTATGAAGAATGAGCGAGCTGATTTTTCGGCTTGCACAACATGGGGTGTTTTTTACAAAGAGAATGATGAAGGTAAATTTGCCCCAAATTTGATACTGCTTGATGCCTATAAGGAAAGATTAGAATTTCCTGATCTGAAAAAAAGGGCTATGGAAAAGTATCTTGCTTATAAACCCGATGCTTTCATTGTTGAAGCGAAAGCTGCTGGAATGCCGCTTATATTTGAGCTAAGACAAATGGGTATCCCAGTTCAAGAATACACGCCCAGTCGTGGTAACGACAAAATATCAAGAGTAAATGCAGTTTCTGACTTATTTGCTTCTGGTGTTGTCTGGACCCCACAAACACCCTGGGCTGAGGAAGTCATAGAAGAATTTGCTGGCTTTCCCAATATGGAGCATGATGATTTAGTTGATAGTACGACTCAAGCTCTATTAAGATTTAGACAGGGGGGATTTATTCCATTGCAGTCTGATGAAGAGGATGAACCATTGGAACCTAATCGCATCGCAAATTATTATTAGGAGTTATATTGGCTATTGAAAGACAACCTGCAACACCGATAGACGGAACAGTTGAACAGGAACCAGAAGAAGAACTGGATATTATAGTAGAAAATCCAGATTCCGTAGCCATCGAAACCGATGATGGCGGCATGATTATTGATTTTGACCCCAGTGCTACCAAAAGAGGCGAAAGTGAATTTAATTCTAATCTAGCCGAATACATAGATGAAGATGAACTCAATAAATTGGGGAATGAGTTAATCAGTTCTTACAATGGGGACAAGGATTCAAGAAAAGAATGGGAAGAAACCTATACTAAAGGCTTGGATCAAATGGGATTAAAAATAGAAGAAAGAACAACCCCCTGGGCAGGTGCTTGTGGCGTATTTCACCCTATGCTAACAGAAGCGGTAGTTCGTTTTCAATCTCAAGCCATCTCTGAAATGTTTCCAGCACAGGGACCTGTTAGAACCAATATAGTTGGCAAACTAACTGAAGATAAAGAAAAACAAGCTCAACGAGTACAAGATTATTTGAATTACTTGCTTACTTACGAGATGACGGAATATAGAACCGAAACAGAAAAGATGCTGTTTTCATTGCCATTGGCAGGTTCAGCGTTCCGCAAAGTATATTATGACCCAAATTTGGGCAGACCTCGCTCCATTTTTGCACCTGCAGAAGATGTGGTGGTTAATTATGGAGCCAGTGATCTAGAAACCTGCGAAAGAGCAACCCATGTTATGCGTAAATCTTCCAACGATGTTAGGAAGATGCAGGTTAATGGGTTTTACAGGGATGTAGAAATTCCAGAATCCAGCCCTGATTATTCTGATATTGCAAAGAAATACGATGAAATCACAGGGGAAAACAACACCTTTAATTACGATGAAAGGCATACCATTCTGGAAATGCAGGTTGATTTGGACTTAATAGGTTATGAAGATGAGAATGGGGAAGGAAGCCAAACAGGTATAGGTTTACCTTATGTTGTTACGATAGATTACCCAAGCGGAATTGTTTTAAGTATTCGTAGAAATTATTATGAGGATGATCCTCAGAAAGTGAGGCGAATGCACTTTGTTCATTATCAGTATTTACCAGGAATAGGATTCTATGGCTTTGGTTTAATCCACATGGTAGGTGGTTTAGCTAAATCAGCCACCTCTATATTAAGACAACTGGTGGATGCTGGAACATTATCGAATCTTCCTGGTGGTTTGAAAGCAAGAGGCTTGCGTATTAAAGGCGATGATTCCCCTATTATGCCTGGTGAGTTTAGAGATGTAGATGTACCTGGCGGTGCAATTCGAGACAATATAACTTTCTTACCTTACAAAGAACCATCAGGAACTCTCTATCAGTTATTGCAAAATATTGTAGAGGAAGGAAGAAGGTTTGCCAGTGTCTCTGATATGAAAATATCGGATATGAATAATCAAGCTCCTGTAGGCACAACACTTGCATTGCTTGAAAGAAATATGAAAGTGATGAGTGCAGTTCAAGCCAGACTACATGCTTCCATGCGTAAAGAATTTGACATACTGGTTAATATTATTAAAGATTTTACTGACCCTGCTTATCCTTATGAAATGGATGAAGAAGAGTCTATTAAGGCAGAAGATTTTGATGACAGAGTGGATGTATTGCCTGTATCTGATCCCAATGCCGCAACAATGGCACAAAGAATTATGCAATATCAAGCTGCTATGCAATTAGCAGCACAAGCACCAGAGATGTATAACTTGCCAGAATTGCATAGACAAATGCTAGAAGTTTTGGGGATTAGGAATGTTGAGGACATAGTTCCTCTAGAAGATGAAGTAAATCCTGTTGATCCAGTAACCGCAGTTCAAAATCTTATTAATGGTATTCCTGTTCAGGCTTTCCCCTCTCAAGATCACGAGGCTCATATTCAGACTCTCGTATCTGCCCAGGAAAATCCAGAGATTATGGACCTGGTTCAACAGGCACCCACAGCAGCATCAATAATGGCTGCAGCTTCAGCTTATATAAACGAGCACTTAACCATGCAGTTTAGAAAAGAAGTTGAACGAGAAATGGGTATAGAGTTACCCCCTGAAGGTGAACCAATGCCTGCCGATGTGGAGAAACGTATTTCTTCATTAGTAGCTGAAGCAGCGAAGAGGGTTACTATGACATCACAAGCTCAAGCGGAACAAGATAGGATAGAGGAACAACAGAAAGACCCATTAATATTAGCTAAGGAAAGAGAGCTTGATATTAAAGAATCGGAAGTTCAGCGTAAGTCTCAAGAAGGACAAGCTAAGATACAGCTTGAAACGCAGAAAGCAGCGAGCAGGGAAAAATTAGAACAAGAAAGAATTTCATCACAAGAAGAAATAGCTGGAATGAATGTAGGACAGCGTATTGCTAGCGATTTGCTAGATGCACAACAACTTAAAGATAAGCAAACGAGAGAAGATTATGCTAAAGGGGTTGACATCGGAATAGAAATAGCGAAAGATAGCAATAAGAATGCCGAATAATATCACAGAGCAAGCAAAAAACATGGAGGGTTTATCTCTTTCAGAGTTTTTAAAAAAAAGGTTTCGTGATATTATGAATCAACACGCAGATCATGTTTCGACAGGAGCTTGTAAAGATTATAGCGACTATCAAAAAATGACAGGCGTAATCGAGGGTGTAGCCCTCGCAGAACGTGAAGTTTTGGACTGGGTTCAAAAGCACGTTGAAAAATAGGAACTCGACTCCTCAAAGTCGTGCAATATGAGTAGAAAAGAAGCTTTAAAGAATATACCAGAACCTGACAGTATAGATAATCCTGTTGTAAGTGAGTCTATTAAAAACCAGCTACCTGATCCTAAGGGCTGGAAAGTCTTAGTCGCTATGCCAGAAGTAGATGAAAAAACTGAAGGCGGTATATTAAAAGCTACTTCTACTGTAAGAGATGAGGAAGTAAGCAATATATGTGGTTACGTTCTTAAACTCGGTTCTGAATGTTACAAAGACCCCAATAGATTTCCTACTGGTGCGTGGTGCCAAAAAGGAGACTGGGTGATTTTTCGTGCTTATTCAGGAACTCGTATGAAAATGTATGGACAAGAGTTTCGTTTAATTAATGACGATACTGTGGAAGCAGTCGTTGATGATCCTACAGGAGTAGTTAGAGCATGAGTGAATCAAATACTGAAATAATAAATGAAGAGCCTACGATAACGGAAGCACCTCAAACGCAGGAAGAAAAGTTTTTTGGGCAGCAGGTAGAAATAAATTCAAAAGTCCCAGAAGATTTAGAAGTGGAGATTGTAGACGATACTCCAGAAGAAGATAAGAGACCAAAAAAATCTAAAGAATCTGATGTAAAAGTTGATGATGATGAAGTAGATCAAGAAATAGCTGATTATAGTAAAAGAGCTGCAGATCGAATCAATCAGATTAAATATGAATACCACGAAGAACGTAGAGCCAAAGAATCTGCTGCTAGAGAATCAAAAGAAGCAGTAACTAGGCTCCAGACATTGTTGCAAGAAAATCAACGCTTGCAGACAATGGTAGATCAAGGCGGTAATGTTTTAAATAAAACTGCCTATAACAATGCTTTATGGGCTAAACATAATGCTCAAGCACAGTTTAAAAAAGCTTATGAAGAAGGCGATTCTGACGCTATGACAAAAGCTCAGGAACTGCTTTCAAAAGCAACATTGGCAGAACAGCAGGCTGGTTCAACGGCACAACAAGTACAAAGCCAGATTTTACAGAACATGCCACCTGTGCAACCAACTCAGCAGCAGGTAGACCCTGATATGCACGATTGGTCACAGAAGAATCCCTGGTTTATGGGGACTGAGCCAATTCAAAGAGAAATGACTTCATATGCTATGTATATAGATCAATCTTTAGTAGCCAAAGGAATTGATCCTGCATCGAAGTCTCAAGAATACTATGGAGAAGTTGACAAGGCTATGCGAAGTCAATTTCCTAACTTTTTCGGTGTTTCTGTCGAAAACGAGCCAGAAATGGTGGTTGAAACAGGAACTCCAAAACGACAACCTCAAACAGTTGTCGCATCCGCAACGAGGGATAGCGGAAACAAAAAACCCACGCAAATACGTCTGACAAAAACTCAAGTGAGCGTAGCTCGGCAACTTGGGATAACGCCAGAACAGTATGCTAATCAACTATTAAAGGAGATTTAATATGGCAGAGAAAGAAAACACTATAGATAAAGTGGAAGAAAGTTCTGCTGAGAACTCTTCTGAAAACCAAGAGCGTACCCCTAGAGGGTTAGATAGCCGAGAGGCTGCCCAACGAACAGCAAGTTGGGAAAATCCTACCAACCTACCTACACCAGAGCCACAGGAAGGTTATGTGTTTAGATATATTAGAACATCCCTTCTGGGACAATCTGATAATCCAAACGTATCCAAAAGGTTTAGAGAAGGCTGGACTCCTTGTAAATTAGAGGATCATCCAGAACTTCAAATACACATGATGGATCATAATTCAGACTGGGCTAAGAAAGGAAATGTAGAGATTGGTGGACAGTTATTATGCAAGATGCCTAAGGAAACTGCGGAAGCAAGAAACAAACATTTCAGCGACATAGCTGAAACTCAAATGGAATCTGTAGATAACATATTTTTAAAAGATAACGATTCTCGTATGCCTAAACAAGTATTTGAAAGGAAATCGAGAACGACTTTTGGTAAAGACTCTTAGAGTCTTAATATTAATTAATTTATATTAAATTATAAAAGGAGACAATTATGGCAGCAAGTGCAACTCCACACGGAGCTTTGCCTGTTGGATCATTAGTGTCTTGTGCATACAATGCGAAGGTTACACATTACAAAATTAAAAGTGCTTATGGCACCTCTATATTTTATGGAGATATTGTAAAGTGGGCTGACGACAATCCTAATACGACTATAGCTAAAGATACAGGCACAACAGCCTGTACCCCTATAGGAATATTTCTTGGGTGTGCTTACACTGATCCAACTACAAGCCAATTTACGCCAAATCAATATTTTCCAGCATCAACTGCTGCGAGTGATATTGTTGCGTATGTTGCTTCTGATCCGTTTGTTATTTTGCAAATGCAATGCGATGGTGCAGCAGACCAAGATGATCTTGGTAAAAACTGTGCCTTAGTGCAAACTGCAGGATCAACTGCGATTGGAAGAAGTAAAAACTCTGTTGATATATCTACTGTAGCAACAACCAATACATTACCTGTTAAAATCATTGACTTTGTTGATGGTCCAGATAGTGCTGTTGGGGATGCTTACACAGATGTATTAGTAGTATTCAATTCACAATCCGCTTTCGGTACAGGCGGGCATCAGTTGCTTCAAGCGACTGGTATAGGATAAGGGAGATAAGTTATGGCAGCTATATCAAGAGCACAAGAGCTAAAACAACTCCTTCCTGGTCTTAATGCCCTGTTTGGAGAAGAGTACGCTAAGTACGAAAATGAGCATGAGGAAATCTATGTAACAGAGAACTCTGAGAGATCATTCGAGGAAGAACTCAAGTTATCAGGTTTCAATGCAGCACCAGTAAAAGATGAAGGTTCAGCGATCAGTTATGATACTGCACAAGAATCTTTTGTGGCTCGCTACACTCACGAAACTATAGCATTGGGGTATTCAATCACAGAGGAGGCAATGGAGGATAACCTTTATGTTTCTCTCTCTGGTAGATACACCAAAGCACTGTCTCGTGCAATGGCTTATACTAAGCAAGTTAAAGCGGCTTATCCATTAAATAGTGGTTTTGCTACATTTACTGGCGGAGATGGAGTCTATTTATTTAGTGCTTCTCACCCACTGGTAAGTGGAGGGACTAACAGCAACCTCCCATCATCAGCAGCAGACTTGAATGAAACATCTTTAGAAGATGCAGTTATTCAAATCAGCAAATGGACTGATGAAAGAGGTCTTAAAATTGCAGCTAGACCTAGAAAGCTTATAATACCGACTGATCTTCAGTTTGTAGCAACTAGGCTTTTAAAGAGCGACTATAGAGTAGGAACGGCTGACAATGACGTTAATGCTATCAAAACAAATGGAGTGATCNNA